ATTGTATTCAAGCAATAACGCTTTCATCTATATAAGAATTGATGATACTGGTGCTATATCAGGGCTTTATCCTATCAACTATAATCAAATAAAATTGATTGATGTTGATGGCGAAATGTTTGCACAGTTTTTATTTAGAACTGGTATACAAGTCTGTATTCCTTATTCTCAGTTAATACATATAAGACGGCATTATAACAATAATGATATGTTTGGTGATGACGCAATGCAACCATTGCAACCGACGTTGGATGTTTTAACTACAATTGACCAAGGTGTTATTAACGCAATAAAATCAAGCGCGTTTGTCAGAGGCCTTTTAAAATTTAAAACAATTCAAGCCGATTCGGTTATTAAAAAGACAAAAGATGAATTTGTTACAGATTATTTAAACATCAATAACAATAACGGGATTGCGGCACTTGATACCAAGGCGGATTTTATACCGCTTTCACTTGACCCCAAAATGGCAGATGACAAACAAACGGCTTTGTTCAGAGATAATATTTATCGCTATTTCAATGTATCTGAAAAAATTATCAAATCTGAATATAACGAAGATGATTACAATGCTTTTTATAACTCGGTTATAGAACCGATTGCAATACAATTTAGCCTTGAATTTACCTCAAAAATGTTCACCCCAACAGAAATAAGTTATGGCAATGAGATTCAATTTAGTGCCGATAGAATGATGTTTGCAAATTTACAAACTAAAAAAGATGCAATTAAGGACTTGATGGCATTGGGTATATTCAGCATAAACGAATCAAGAGAAATTTTAGAATTGTCTAAACTAGATGAAGATTATGCAGATAAACATATTGTCAGTTTGAATTATGTAGACGCCTCAAAAGCTAATCAATATCAAGGAGTAGGAAACGATGACAAACCAACCGACAACAAAGATGACAACTCCAACGGAGATGAGAACAAAAACGATAATTAGAAATTGTGAACTCCGTGGTACTGCATGCAACGAAGAAAACGGCGACATGATTCTTGAAGGTTATGCGGCCGTCTTTGATAGTCCAACTGTCTTATATGAAATAGATGGGGTTCAGTATAAGGAAACCTTGGAAAGAAACGCTTTCCAAAATACTGAAATGAAAGATTGTTGTATGAAATACAACCACGATGATAGTGCCTTATTGTTGGCGCGCACTCGTGGGGGTAGTTTAAATGTTTCCATTGACGATGTTGGTTTGAAATTCAGGGCAAAATTATTTAATACAACATTTGCGAGAGACATTTACACACTTGTAAAAGAAGGCGGATTGGATAAGTGTTCTTTTGCTTTTACGATAAAAGATGATTCGTACGATAAAAAATCTCGTACAAGAACTATAAAACAAATAAAGGAACTATACGACGTTTCGGTTGTTGATATCCCAGCATATGACGATACGAGCGTGGTTGCTAGAAGTTACTTTGAACTGGTGAGGGAAAAGGAACATGCTCTGGTGAGAGAAAAACTAGCTAAACAATTATTAGTTCGTACTTATTTATAAAGGCTGATGCCTTTTGTTATGGTGCCTTTAGGGGTGCTACTTGTTATGTAAAAAATTTAAGAAAAGGAAAACAAAAATGTTTAAAACAGCAAAAGAAATTGAAGAAAGAAAAATTGAATTAAGAGGCCTTATCAAGACCGAAGGTTGCGATTTAGATGCAATCGAAAAAGAATTAGAAGGGCTTGAAACCGAAAAAAGAGCTATCGAAAAACGCCAAGAAATCATTAAAAAATTAGGTAATGGAACTATAGTCGGTAACGAAATTTCAAAACCTGAATTTCAAGGTGAATCAAGAGGAGCGAAAACTTTTGAACCTGAAACGATGGAAAAAGAAGATTTGTATGCAAGTGCAGAATATAGAAGTGCATTTCTTAAAAAATTGCAAGGTGCAGAGCTTAACGAAGTTGAGAAAAGAGCGATTACAACCATAAATAATTCCGCAGTAATTCCGACTTTGACATTAAATAAAATTATAGAAAAGTTAAAACAAATTTCGGTTATTTATCCGTTAGTAACTTGTTTTAACATTCCATCAGCTTTTACTATTCCAGTTGAGGATGTTGTGGGTGATGCTTCATGGATTGACGAAGGTGTAGCATCAACAGATAGTGATGATAAAACATCTGAAGTTTCTTTGGTGGCATTCAAACTTATCAAAACTGTTACAATTAGTGTTGAAGCGAAAGTAATGAGTATAAGTGCTTTTGAGGATTATATTGTAACTCAACTGGGAAATAAAATTAAAATTGCCGTAGATACAGCAATTTTAAAAGGAACCGGCGTAAAACAAGCTAAAGGTATTTTGACAAGCATTACAGCTATTCAAACGGCGGCAACAACAGGTTTTGACTATGATGATATCGCTGATATTCTAAAATCTATAGGTTCGCTTTATGCACAGGGTGCGGTTTTTGTAATGTCCAGAACTACGTTGTATGACCAAATCGCAAAAATTAAAGATAGTCAAAAAAGGCCAATCTTTATTATGGATGCATCAGACGGTTTCGAGGGCAAAATAATGGGGCGTCCAGTTATTTGTTATGACGCAATGACTGATGATACTATTATTTTCGGGAATTTTACCTACTATTTCTTTAATTGGGTTAAGGCTTTTGAAATAAGCAAAGATGATTCAGTAGAATTTAGAAGTGGTTCAACTGTTTACAGAGCATTAGGACTTGCAGACGGTAAGGTTGCATTGACTGAGGCTTTTGTAGTTCAAAAATTAAAAACTGCAACTGGTTCGTAATAATTAGCATTATCGAATTTTTAAAAAGCCCCTATCGTGAAAACGTTGGGGGCTTTCATAAGAACTCATAAGCGCGAGTGAGTAGAGGTTTAAAATGGATTTAGATACAATAAAAAAATATTTAAGAATTGAGCATACAAAAGATGATGATTTTTTAACAAATCAAATCGAATCGGCGAAATTCTACATAAAAAATACAACAGGCGTTGAATATACCGATGGCGACTTGACCTATGACGACCTAATCATGTATTTTGTGCAACATCGATATGATAACCGTGTAGCCGTTTCAGATAAAGCGGCGGTTGAAATGCCTTATACGATCACAGAATTAATGCAACATATAGCATTGAGAGGTGAATTAAGTGAATAGAGGCAAGTATAGACATTTAGTTGAAATTTGGCAAGACATTGAAGGTTCAGAAACTGACGAACTCGGAAATAAAATTCTTGTGCCAACAAAAGTTGGCGAAACTTTAGCGAGTACAAAAAGTTTAGTTGGTAGTCTCATTGCGGGACGTCCTGCAGGAACAAAATTTGAAAAAACAACTTGCAAGTTTTGTTGGCCTTACTTTAATTTCCCTGTTGTTATCGCTGGCGTCCATTATCTTATGTTCCGTGGCAAACGTTTTAATATTGACTATTCTTTGAATGATGAATTTAAAGACGAAGAATTACAAGTATTCTGTAGCGAGATTAATTAATGAATGACGGTTTTGAGTTTGGAGAATTAAGTAGCTTTACAAAGGAAGTTTTAGAACTTGGGCAAGAGTTATATCCTAAAGCAACAAAAAAGTTCCTTAAAGACGAAGCTAGAAAAGGCGCAAAGGTAGCTAAAAACCTAGCTAGGACACAAGTAAACAAGGAAACAGGCAATTATTCAAAAGGTTTTAAAGGTGGTAAAGTTTACAAATATGGTGATGCTGATTGTGCAAGATTTTATAATAATTCCCCACATGGTCATTTAATCGAAAATGGTCATAAGAATAAAAATGGTAGTTTTACTCTTGGAAAATACGTTTTGCAAAAAGCGGGTCAACAATTTGAACAAGAATTTAGTGAAGATATAGAAAAATTCGCAGAGGATATTTTAAATAAGGGCTTGAAATGATTTACGAAACCGACATAATTAAGGGTTTAACTGAGCGTATTACGAAGTTTTTTCCAGAAATAAAAATCGAAAATCAGGACATAAAGAACATTACAAATGTTCGCCCTTGTTTTTTTGTCAGAAATATTATGACGGTTGATAATCAAACGGCTGCGGATTATGAATTAAATAATTACAGTTTTGAAATTATCTATTTCTCAACATATACAAACAAAGGCTATTTAGAATTATTGCAAACAAAAAAAACTTTAAAAGCGATTTTAAAAAAGCCGTTAAAAATAATTAAGAATTGGGTAGATGTTAACGCAAATAATTTCACAAAGACATCATTTGTAGAAATAAATTCATTATCTACAAATTTAAATGAAGATGACTATGTTTTAAACGCTGTTTTAAATATAAATATCGAGCAAGGAATAGACTATGCGGATTTAGGCGCAGATGTTGATGCTTTATTAGATAGCGATAATATAACAGATGATGCAAACTTTAACAGAGAATTACTTGAAGAAATTAACGCAAATTTGACCGTCCAAGGTCAACCAATAGAATCGTTTACAGAATAAGAAAGGTTAAATAGATGACTACGACAAAAACTTTAGACCAAATTATGGCACCGATTACAGTTGCTTTTCAACAATTAGCAACACAATTAATTACGATCGGTTCAAAAGGTACTGTTCTTTATGCAACAAAAGATACAACATTAACAACTGATTTTGCAGTTCAAACTTTTAATAGTGCATTAAGTTTAAGTATTACGAATGCTACTGTTAAATCAAATGTCCAACAAATGTTTAATAAAGGCACGTCAAAAGTAATTTTATTCAGCTATAAAACAGATTTAGACAGTGTTTCTACACAACTGGATAAATTAGGTTTTAACTATTTAGTTTCGGATGATGCAGCTTCACAAACCACGGTCGAACTTTATGCAAAAGAAAAAGGTGCATTCGCAGTCGTATTCGATATCGCGGCTGACAATATGGATATTATTAATTGTACAAACCCGACAGTTACACCTTCAGGCGGAACTACAATACCAATGGTACAATATCTTCCAATTGTAGCTGGAGCGTTAGCAGGTGTGCCTTATGACAAATCCGCGTCAAGCGTAATTTTTACAGATTTAGATAGTGTTGAAATGCCTGAAGAAATGCATGATGGCGAATTCCTTCTTTATAATGAAGATGACGGCGTAAGAGTCGCAAGTTCAATAAACAGTCTTGTAACTTTGAGCGAAAACATCACAGCAGATATGCAAAGTATTTGTATTGTTGAGGGTATGAAAAGGCTTGAATCTGACGTTAAATACGCTTTCAGAACCCAATA